GGTGTATTCGGAGAAGCCATGACACGGGCAGACATTATGAGGAGCAGGCGTTAATCAGTGGAAGGTCTGGATAAATCTATCTAGACACTGTTTAAAAAGAGAATAAAAACAACTTACTCTTACTAGTACGTAAGTTAAGGTTTTGGCTTCTTCTCGGAACCTGTAGAGAATGAGTGATACGGCGCGCCCGTGTACGGGTCGTATCTAGCGGCCGTCGATATGGCCTTAATGCCTATCCTTTTGGCAAGGGTTATTGTCATCTTTGTCTTTGGCATCAATACATGCAGGGCTCCCAGGGCATATTGCGCGCCGGTACCTATTGCATATACGCCATTCATGTCAGATATCCATGAGTAGTCACCGTCGATTATGTATATCGTCCCATTGACTGCCATAAAAATAACGGAACCGTGTTCTGCGACGTGCTCTGAGTTCTCGTTCTGTGGAGAGTTGTAGCCGTGTGTTTCGAAGCATTCCCTTAACGACGGGATAAATTTAACTGTAACGAAGTGGTCAAGCTTCTTTCCCCTTAAAGTCGGTGGACAGACTGGAGGGTTAAAAGCGTGATGCAGGATGTTTATTGCCCTTACATCTCCGGCTGCCCCAAGAAGGTATCTACCGTTGTAGCTAAGTTTTGACGATGACTCGCGGAGAGTTGCTATCTGGGTTGCGTATCCATTGTTGTCAACATCGGAAACCTGGGAATCAACACACGCAAACGCGAATCCATCCCCCTGTATTCCAATGATTGTTGTCATGGCACTTATTCCTCGTCTTCGTTATCTTCTCTCGTTGCAAGAATGGCTTCATATACAGCCTTGTAGCCTTGAGCAGAGTTTAGAACCTTGATGCCCTTTTCCGTTGCACCATACAACCATTCCCCGGCTTCGTTAATCCCGACAACCTCGATTAATCCAAGCTTTATGCACTCGTCAAGGGTTTCGGTGATTACTTTGCGCTCCAAATCCTCTCCATCCATTACGCAACGTATTCCTGACCTCTGAAGATACCTCTGCCTTTAAAAATCCACATTGGCTCGTAGTTGAAGTATTCTCCACCAACTCCCTTTGGCTGGTACTGGACAACCCCAAGACCTTGTTGCCAGTTCTCTGCTCCTTGCAATACAGGAACACCAAACTCGTCAAGTCCTGATTTGACCGAAGGAACTGCGCCATCTATGCGGCACAGACATCCAGGGCTTGCAGCCATGATTGTTCGTGGTCCTTGGTCGGTTTCTCTCGTTTGATAAGCAAGCTCATTTCTATGGATGTGCCCATAAATAACTGAAACGGAGTTTGTATTCAGGTATTTGTTTGTCGTGCTGCCGTTCGAAACAACCTTGTCGCCGTGGACAATGCGTAGATTTGAGTTGATGTAGTAAGCGGCTTCTGGATATCCTGACAAATAGTTGATTTCCAGGTCATCCATCCACAGCAACACAGGGAGTGATAGCACCGGCCAGTTGTCCCTAAGCGAAGTTTGCTTGGTCTTCCCTCTTGTGATTCCGAAGGCTGCCTCGGCGTTGCTTTGTATATACATCGGAAGTCGCTTCTCGTGGTTGCCCTGAATCCAAGTGATTCTGGCATTTGGTGCAGCGATTCTGAGGTCCTCAAGGAACTGAGCAGCCCTATCGATTGCTGGCTGAATCATCTGTTTAAAGGTTGGTGCAGTTAGATATTTGCCAAACTCTGCAAAATCTAGGTTATCCCCAACCATTACTACTTGGTCTGGGTTTACATCCTTCACTACCTGCAATGCAACCGAGATGGCTTCATCGTCATGAATTGCGGCTATTGGAGCGTCGTGAGCGACTCCAGTTTTATAGAAACCGAACTGTATATCAGGTATGATTACAGCAGTCTCCCACCCCTTCATGGACTTCGGTTTTGTATTTGCCTTTTGTTGTTGCTTTGCAGGCCTTGGAGCAGGCGTAATTAAAGGCCATTCCGGACCAGTATCCCACTTCGGAGATAGCTGAATGCTTGTTGTGGTCTTCCCTTGTGGGACGCCATTCTTGTCAGGCCCTATGTTGTGCTTAATTGAAACCTTTTGGATATTGCCGATTTCATCCAGGTCAATATTGTTCTTCATTATCAAATCAGCCAGCTGGGCAGCAAGTGCTGAATTTGAGTCATTTTTGCGCTGTGAATCAGCCAACTTGGCGATGCTTGATTTTGGTTTTTGTGTTGTCACTTTTTTTCTCCATTGTTGTTCTGGTTTAAACAGCATGCTGCTGACTGGGATGTAAAGCACTTTCTTTTTTCCCCGATGAACTCTCGACGCACCTTTATTCCATCGTCGTTCAGTGCCCGACAAATATCCATAGTTGATGCGCTACTAGCCATCGCGCTACGCATTGCTTCTTTGGTGTCATCATCCATTCCATGGTAGATTTTTCCAAACTTACAAAATGAGCCGGCCAGTGAGCCGTCTGCAATTGATTTGAGTGTGTCTTTGAGTGACATATTTACCTGCTAATCTCCTAATTGTAGGTCTTATGAGTTAGTTCTATACTCGCTCACCAAGGCCGCAAGTGCGGTATCAGTGGCCACACAGAGATACTACACCATTGTGATTTTAGTGTAGACACACTTAGGTAGATTTTATGAAAAATGACAACCGGGCAGAGGAGGTCAAAAAGGCCATTCATGACGCCCTGGGTAGTGGTAACAAGAATGAAACACTTGAGGCTGTGCTGCAGGCCCTGGATAAACAAAAAGTATTTAGATACCACAACGACGATGTGATTAGTCTCCTGTCGACTGCAGGGAGAGTGTTGGTGGTTCTTGTTGACGACCCGAATCTAACCCAACGAGCAATTTCGGTTTACCTAAACCTAAGCGAAACGATGATTGACAAAACAGTTAAAACCCTTATTGCATCAGGGTTTATTACAAAGACAAAAGTCAACCGACAAAATGTCTACAAAGTCAACCAAGAAGAGGTCCTAAAACACCCTGATATACGCAAGTTTTACGATGCCATATCAGCGATTAACAGGCCGAAGAAAAAGGAAACCACCACACCGCAGCAAAAGGAAGACGAACCGTTCTAAGGTTTTTTTGTTGCAATCAACCAAGCAGAGAATAATTCGTCTGTTTTTGGCATAAACCACACCTGTGCCAGGTCAAGGTTTTTGGGGTCTCCAAGCATCGTCCAGCATATTTGTATGCGTTCGGCGGCAGGACATACCCCAGCATTGCACTCCATGCCAAAGCGTTGAATGTAATACTCAACAACACAGTCATGCTCATCGGATAGGCATTTTCTATCTGGGTCCTCTGGACATGAGATACTCAATACTTCGAGTTCTGACTTGTTTATGCGCAGCGTTATTGAGTGACCATCATCATGCCAGAGCATGTCGGAGTTGTCGTTTTTTGCCATTTAGATAAATCTGAAAAAACTCGCCCATCCCAAACGCAGGTGTGTATATAAAGAAATTACCATTATTTTGTGCCTAGTAGTGGATGCTTTAAAAGTGGGTATTTTCCAGAGTCCATCTCATCTGGTATGCTCTGCGTCTAGCGTTCGCCTCAAGCCTTCTGGAGCGTTCTGGCTCGGGGAGCTTCATATATGCCTCGACGCGCTTGCGGTTCTTACGCTCGCGCTCGTAAGCCTTACGCGCAGGGCTATACCTTTTGCGGCTTTGTTCTCTCCTGTATTCCCTAGCTCGTTCTGGGTCCTTGAAAGGCATGCCTGAACTTTATCGCTAAAAGCTACTCTTCGCTATCTGGTATCCCATTGCCGTTTTTGTCTTCGGCGTTTCTGCCTGTTGAAATCATCAAACCAGCAAGGGTTCCAGTGATGAATGTCGCTACCGATGATAGGACACCAAAGAACATTTTGTCATTTTCTGCCTGCGCCCCAATTGGCTGGGTCACAAATACGAGTGCCCAGAGAACGCCAATGGTGGTAATCATCAACACAAAACCAAGCATGCATCCAATAACAAACTTCAATCGGGCATCCAGCTCTGCTGGTGTCAAGCGCTTTTTCATGGGGCGACCAACTCTCCTGTCGTGGTTTCTGTTACTTCGTTCGGGTCCCACCCAAGAAGCGTCTCTGTGCACGCGCCATCTACCTTGCATGCTGGCGGCTCACATTCTGTCTTGCCCCAATTTGCAGGGTCTTGACACGCATAGCGATACTTTCCGTCATAACCACAAGAAGCAAGAGCAAGTATGGAAATGATGACAAGGCTAAACCGCTTCATTCTGCTTCGCTTTGGCTGGAGCTTTTTTGTCAACTTTATTAAAAACATCGTTGATTTCCGAACTTGAAAGTTTTCCGTCTTCCAAAAATGCCCTAGACAAACCTTCTATGACTATTGCAACCCCTGCAATTCCAGCCATGAAGACAGCCTTGAGTACTGGAACCCCAGCGATAGTTCCTGCACCGATAACACCAAGACCAGATGCGGCGAAAGTAGCAAGAATTCTAAGTAAGACATTTACGAATAAATCCTTTTTCATTATTGAACATCTTCGCTGCGCTTGAGGGAGACAACACACCCAACACCACAATAAAGTACTGATTTGTACTCACGGACCATTCCTTTTCCACGTGAGCCACCGCACGAAGGGCACGTATGTTTTACGCCCTTGTAGCCTATGTACATCACGTTGATACCAGTGTCAACTTTAGGTATTGGCGCGACGGAGTTGGAGATGTTTCGCTTTGCTGGTTTGTTTGCCATTACATGTCTCCCTTTGCGTGGTCATTGATATGACGGTCCAGTTTTCCTTCAACCCTGTCTAGGGAAGCATTGTTTCTGTCGATTGATTTGCCAAGGCCTTTGCTCATTTGGTTAATCATGTTGACTACCGTCGCATGGTCTGCTTTATTCTGTGCCCATTCAGCCTTGGCTTCTTCGCCGCGCCTTTTTCCAGCCTTATAAACAAACTGGAGATATGCAACAGCAATAAGACTGCTTGCCGTAATTACCGAAACAATAATGTTTTGCCAGTCGGTCATGTCTATCGCTGGGGTTATGAGTGTTTCGGCGCCGAACATCAGCCGAGTCCGAGAATTTGTTTAACTTTTGGACCCACAACAGAATCTGCAGGAAGCTTGTTGGCAACCTTGAATGCTTTTATCGCAGCATCGGTTGCGGCGTCCTTCTGACCGTTGATTTCACCCTTGTAGAAACCCTTTGCCTTCAGGGCTCCCTGTAGGGCTTTGTGGTCGTTGATGGGTGGGGCTGTGTTCAGATTGACCACTGGGGCAGCGCCACCAGTAAACGCGACTACGGCCGGTGTTGGCTTGTCACCAGTTACGAGGCGTATATGCCATGGCTCACTTGGAACAACTTCCCAACTGAAGCCAAAATCTTTGACATTTGCAACAAGCCAATTCAGTCGCTTTGGCTCTGATGCGCTAGCAATATCAATGGCCAAACCGAGATTATGATTCGACTTACCCGGTGTCGCCAGCATGGCCATACCCTTTTTTAGATACCAGGTTTTTCCTTCGAACGTTTTAGTGCTTGTTCCTGCAACTGGTTCCAGAACGTAGCGCTGCTTGAAGCCCGCCAGTTGGCTCTCGTATGTGCGATATAAATCGCCGGAACTCGTGGGTTTAAGCTCGACTCCGTCTGCTTTGGCTTTCGCAACCATTGCGTTCCACGCGTCTGCGGCTCGGTGATGGAGTTTTCCCCCAGATGAGATTGCTCTGAGCAATGATTCGGGCAGTTTTCCAGGTTCAACCCCTTTCAAGTCGGCAGGCATAGCCATTGGAACGATGTAGTCCCATGCAAGTTTGTTCATGTTGAGAAATCTCCACAGTTAGTGGCGCATTCTTTCAGCGCTCATTTATTTTACAACATGAATACGCTAATTATTATCTACTAACTACTCTGAGTCTGGTTCTTTCATGTGGAGGTACATGGAACCAGTGAATGCAAGGATTGTTCCCCAAAGGGCAATTTGCTGCGTCAGACCAGAAAGGGTGAAGTACATGACTGTTGCGCCAGCAAGGGTGAACCCTGATGCCAAAATTCCATAAACAAACTTTCTTGTAAAGTTCTTCCAGTCCATAACTCTCACTCCATCCTCGTATTTGTAAATAGATATCCGCTTAATCCAATCTGGGCCTTCGCCTTCGATTGCTCCGCCTTCCTCTTGCTCCTCTTCCTTTCGGACCGCAACATCTTGTCTTGGCGCAGATGGACTGGAACCTGGGGTTGGTATTGCACCAGCAGCAGCCGCTAGAGCCACAGTGCTAGTCACCAAGTTTACCGCAATAACGCTTCGTCTTTGCCCAACATTGATAGTTGAACCTAATGGCTCGTAAGTATCGAACACTCCAGCGAACACATTTATCTCTTCTTCAAAGGATTCTTTGACTTCGGTTGGCGCCTCGACAAGAGCTTCCGCAATAGCTGCACCTGATTCTGCTGAAACTTCAGATACCACAATTGCGGCAAACACTGCCAATGCTTGTTCTCCGTCAATGCTTTCCAGAACCTTTGCACTCGTTGCAAGTTCTGTTGCTTGGCCTGATTCAATTCCGCCTTCTTGTTCAATTACTAACGTGACTACTTGTCCAACCTGCTCGCTCGTAATTGTGTCCGATTCCAACACATCCACGATTACTCCGATTGATTCGGCGTTTAGTTCACCATCCAAAACAGCGGTGAATGTTTCAATTAAAACCTCGGTGCTTACTTCTTCGTCAAAGACTGCACCAAGAACAGAGCCTAATAACTCTGCAGTTAGACCGTCTTTCAAAACATCAACGATGAGGTCAATGGTTTCTGCATCTGAGAGGTCGCTGTCAAACACATTGTCAAATACTGCTTCTGCTTCTGACGCGCTCAAGTTTGTTTCAAGCAAGTCGCCAAGCACTGTCATGGTGTCTGCAACAGAAATGTCTTCGTCAAACACTGCACCCATCACTTTTGAAATATCCTCACCACTTGCCGGACCATCAAAGATTGAACTGAGTGCAGAAACCATCGCTTCTGGGGATGTTGTTTCCGAGAATGCGGCATCAAGAACTTTGTCAAACTCCTTATCGCTAAGGTCGGCATCAATCATTGTTGTTAGTGCTTCAGTGAAAACTTCATCAGAGACATCTTCGGAGAACACGGCATCAAGAACCTTTGTGAACTCCTTATCGGTCAAGTCTGCTTCCAGGAACGAATCAACAACGGCACCAACGTCTGCATCCGGTTCTTCAAGCGAACCAAGAGTGGCGTCCACAACTGCGTCAAACTGCTTGCCTGTCAACTTGGCATCAAGAAGCCCATCAAGAACCGCGGTTATTTCTTCTGTAGATGCGTCTGGAGTGAATATAGTGTCCAGAATATCCTCAAGGTCCCCTGTCGCTATTGGCTCACCGACCTCCGGAAGTTCTGGAATATCGATTGGTTCATCTACTGGGACGGTAGACTCAGGTGATGGGCTTGGGATTGTTACTATCACTTCTGGTGGAATTGTGGTACTTATTACAATTGGCTCTAATATTTCTGGCAGCAGCGTCTCTAGAATGGTTGTTGTTGGTATTTCTGGTAACACTATCTCCGTTGGTACTCCTGGAACTAGGGGAACATCGGGGACGCTGGAAGTCGTAGTTGCAGAAGCGCCGACCTGCATTGAGACAGTGTTGGAGTTAGCAGAATACTTTGAGAAAGTATCGTTATCTGAACGAATATGGAACGGGAATGTTTCTCCTGCTACACCAAACGAATAAATCGTTGCGTAAGAAATAAGAATTGAAGTATCCAGGGCCGTTGCACCACCAACATTTCCTGTTGCTATCCCACCGCCGCCAAGACTTCCAGACCAAGTGATTGCATATCTTTCGGGCGAGTAACCGCCAGATGCAGGTGCATCCCAATCAAGAAGTATGCCCGAGCCAGTGTCCGTTGCAGTCAGATTGGACGGTGCGCCAATCGTGTCTGGGAAAGTGTTTGTGCTTTGCGCGAATGCTGTTCCCGTCGTATATGGACGCGCTGTGAACTGAGCATTGGTGGTTCCATCCCACTGGTAGTAACGAACCCAGACACCCGAAGCATCCCAAGTGTTCCCAGTTACGGTTGACCAACCTTGATTCTTTCGAGCATTGTTCCACGTATCGTCAAGATAAATCGCCACACCATTTGAGTTGAATGTGTTCCCAGTGATTAAGCGGTTGTTTGTTCCATAGTTGTTTCCAACCGTCATCCAGGAGTTGTGGTAAATACCAATACCGTTAGAAGTGAACGTAGAGTTCAGCACCTGTGAACGGTTCAAACCAGTTATGCTCGCACCGTAACTATTCGTTGCAAATTGCGAGTTGACCACCTTGGTGAAGCGGTAGTTTTTGATTCCGTAGGTGTTGTTTGTGAATATGCAGTTGTCAACATAGGTTTTATTGTTGAATAAATAATCATGCGTATCTGCCCAATTTGCTGCATCGCTTGGAAGTTGTGGGGTGTCGCCGTAGTCACCAGCAATACCAGTGTTAAGGTAGTCAAACGTGCAGTTTGTGTACGTTGCGGTTGACCAACTATTGTTATTGAATACAGCAGAACCACCAGCCATCGCCGTAAAGCGGATGTTCGTGGCAACTACAGTTCCTGAGCCGTTGTATATAAGACCACCGTTGGTTGCCTGACCTTGTTTGAGTGTCATGTTTGAAACAGTTAAAGACTTACCGGACGCCACATTGAAGGGACGGTAAAGATTCTGTCCGTCAATAATCGTCTGTGTTCTGCCGTTACCAGTGACCGTAAGGTTCTGTGTTATTTGAGGAAGAGCAGAACCAAGAGAGATTGTTCCGTCAACGCCAAATGTGATTGCATCGTAAATCCCGCCAGTAGTAGCATTCGCTTGGGTGATTGCCCAGCGGAGAGTTCCACTCGAGGTGTTGTCATCAAGACTCGTAACAACCAGTGATGTTGGTGCGACTAGGTCGGCATTAACAAAAGAAATAGTTGAGCCGTAAGCAGAACCAGAAGCATTGGTTACTTTGAGTCGGAAATAGTAAGTCGTTGTTAGGTTGAGGCTTGATACAACAGTCGACACTGTTGAAGGCGATGTCCCAGTGAAATCTCCAGATACCGGAATATCAACAACGGTTCCAGAGAAGTCTGGTGTAGTGCTGTATTGGAATGTTGCGGTAGCCGCAAACCCATTTGGGTTGAGTGTTCCACTTAGTGTTACCGGGCCATCATTAATGGCAATAGTTGGGTCTTCTGATGTAACCGTAGGCGCAGAAGCAGCGAGTGTTGTTATTTGAAATACAGAAGATTCAGTGGTGCCTTTTTCGTTCGTTGCAACAACCTTTGCGTAGTAGGTAGTGCTTGGTGTTATGTCTGGCATATCCACATCAAATGTGAGTTCATCAGAACCAGTAAATGTTCCGATGGATACTGTTGTTGGGTTAGAAAAAGTTGAACTAGTTGAGTAAACAAGGTTTGCGGTAGTTGAGAAACCCTTTGGGTTTATGGTTGAAGAAACATGAGCGGTGGTTTGGCTAATACCGCTCGCGATTGGGGCACCAAGAACTGGAGCCTTATTACCTTCCGATGAAAGAACGTAACTAACACGGAACGATGTTGTCGCACCAGCACCAAGGGTTGGAACACTAAGCGCGACATAAAGACCTGCATCGGCAGAGAACTCACCAATGTCACCTCTGTAGGTTCCAGTTGTTGCCGAAGTATCTCCAGCAGTCCAAATCTCCGATGGGTCAGGAGAAGAGAATCCACCAGTCTGTCGAGCAACACGGGCGCGAGCATCAAAGGACTGGAGTGCAATAAAGGCACCGTTACCCCAACGCGCTGTTGCTTGGGCTTCTGTTCCCTGACCCGTTACGGCATTGCATGACTGAAACATATTTGTATCTTCTGCAACACCATTGCATAAAGGAACTGTTCCTGTTCCGGTGTAGTCGTCTGGGTCAAACCCACGACCAAAGTAGATGTTGTCAATAGCAGCACCGCTTGTATTGCTAATAGTCACGTCGGTATGCAGTGCCTGTCCATCCGTTGGGACGCAATACCTTTGACTTATAGAAACGCCGTTGTATGCAGTAGCGCTATTCCAAGACACACATTGTGAGGAGCCAGAAGTTTGAAGGTTGGACACGGCACCAGAAATGCCAGTCGTACCATTATCGTTCTTTGCAAGATTTGAGCCAACCTTCATTTGCCAGCCCTCAAACGGAGAGCCAGGACAGAAGAAGTCGCCATCGTCTGTAGTCGCTGGGTTGTCCCAACCATCAAAAGCGCGGTCTACGCGGAAGCCAAGACAGGTTCCAGAGTTCTGGTGAAATCCAGAAGGAACGCTTGTTGAGCCAAAGGCACCGTTTGGTCTTACGCCAACCTCGGCAAACTGGCCTTGGAGAAAGGCTTGAGAGTCACTTATTTGGCTAAGTGTGGAGAAAGTGGCTTGGACAGGGGATGAAAAGCCAAAAATTGATACCAGCAAAAGGAACACTGAAGGGACAGCCATGATGGCCGCAGGTTTATTGATGCGACGGCGCCGTACGAACATGAGGCCTCCTTAAAAAAGACCTCTAATTCTACCACCCAAAAATTACCTGACCATCGAATTTTCCAATGACCGATAATCGTCTAAAAGAAATTTAAATATCCCTATCTGCTATTTTTCTTTTTTCTACTGGCTCAAGTCTTCCGTGATGCTTTGCTTCTCCATCTTTCCTTACCCATGTCATACCGTAAGTGGAATCAAGATTCTCAGTCCCCTCTCTACGGAGAAGCCTTTCGGCCATTGACTGGAATGTTGGGTCGTCGCTTAGGTTTAGGTATGCGTTGTGAGACCAAGGGAGGTCATAGAAGGCAGGTGCATTAACCAGAAGTGCTCCCGCAGTGGTCCAGTGTTCTTCTATCCTTGGATTTTCATTGACAATTGGGCCAGATAGACAATATGCGGGCACATCCATCCCAACTAGGGGTCTGTTCACTTCAAGCATTTTTTCAATAGCGATAGAGTCGAGAGACATATCTGAGTCTATGTATAGGACTGCTGAGTAATTCGCGACTCCATAGTTCAATTCTGTGCAATCTTCACCCCAGTGATGACCGCTGGTTATTCTGTTTCTTTGAGCAAATTCTCTAATTAGGTTTCTTCCAGTTTCTATTCGAATCCATCTATTTCCGGATTCAACCTTCTTCTGCATATCGTTTATCGAATAAGTCCAGTAGTCTCCATTCACCTCCTTAAGCGCTGCTATCACTTCAGAGAATGGTTCTATTCCTCTATTATCAAGCTCGAATGAGGCAAACCATTTAACGTTTGGAAACTTTCTGCAAATTTCGGCCTTATCGGCAAGCCAGTTCATGTGTTCTTTGGCGTCACACTTCCAGGCAACTAGTGGAGTTCCTATGACGAAATGCTTATCATAATCAATTGGTTTTAGTACGGGTGATTCGGATAGTTTGTATTTGGGTTTGTTTAACTCTGCAACAAAATCCGAACAAACACCTGAGTACTGAATCTTCCAATCATGGTCCATCTCCCACCAGGATAATTCTGGAAGCACCTTGATGCACTTCTCCGAACTCCTCTTCTTTCCAGGAAATGCCCAGATGTAACCCCTACTGGTAATCGTGTAGTCGTCCGTATTGTGGAAAAAACAATGCAAATTATGCCTCATGGCAAAAGCTAATGATTCTGAATTTTTACAATGAATCCATATTTGGTCAGTTCTATCAATTAGCCATTCATGAGGAACTAGATATTGTGGACCGTCATGACCTAGAAAGGCACCTGATTCATTAACCCACAAATCAACCTCAACATCAAATCCGCGCGCAATTGCTTCCTCTATATATGTTGGGTGATTTTCGAGTTCCGGCTTTGGACCGTTTAGATTTCCCCTGTGGGATATGTAAATCATTTTTGCACCTGAACCCATATCCAGTTTTTGTGATTATCACCAGGGCCGGTATCGCAAATATCTGACCGATAGTTTGTAAATCCTATTTTATCCACAAGGTCTCCCTTTAGGTCTTGCTCATCAGTAATGCTCACGTCCGAGTGACCATTTGTACTTCCAGCATCATAGTTGTTGTCGTAGTACCCAGCAGTTGGGATTTCGCCTTTGCCACCGTATCCCATCTGAAAACACAACTTGCCGCCTGGCTTTAGGACCCTATAGATATCGGTCAAGATATCGAATCTAATTTTATGCACACAAATATGCTGAAAGCAGATTACGGCGAAAACAACATCATAAACATCATCCTCAATAGCGGATAGGTTGTCACCACTGGTCACATACAGGTTTGGTTCGGCAATGTTGTTTGCCTTAACATTTATGCATGCTTTTTCAATATTCACATGAGAAATATCTATCCCATCAACCCGAGCAAATCTATCTGCAAACTTGACCAAGTTTCTTCCAGGTCCGCATCCATATTCAAGTGCTACAAGACCATTTGTATTAAAGTCCTTGAATAAAAAATTGTCATAGTCTGACCAGTTGTTGTGTGCGTCGTACGAGCCGACAACTGGGTCCCTAAAATCAAGCGACCATTTTGATGCATATTCGTCATAATACGAATTCTGCATTCCTAGGTAATCGTCTTTTTCCTTGCTCATTTGTTGTTCTCCATGTTGTAAATAACTGCCGTCATTGATAGTGGCGCATCTCGGCTACCTCGATGGAAGACCTCAACAACATCAGCATTTTTTTGAATATATTCTGCTTCATCAGGTAGTGAATATTTTGAAGCCCATCCATTTTTGTCTATATTTTCCAACAGATTTACAGTTGCTTCCTCGTCTTGGTTTTTGTAACCAAGCCACCACGCATGAAGGTCTTCTATTATGTAAATCTTTGAATACTTGAATAAAAAAGAAAAAGACGTTTCTATCAATTCGGGAGTATGTCCACCGTCGTCGACTATCACATCATATATTTGCCCATTTATTGCGGATTCAATTTGTTCCCTATTGCCTTGGTCAACTTTTAGTACTAAGCATCCTTCTATTTGAGGTATTTCGTCTATGTCCCACCCGTGGACCGATGAATCTTCTGGAAGCCATTCCCTCCAAGCCCTAAGAGAATAACCCCCTTGCACTCCAATCTCGAGCAGACGTTTAACAGATTCTCTTTTGATATGTCGTTCATAGACGTCCATGTATAAGTGTTGTGATTTGTCTGTCCCATGCTTCAGCCCCAAACTATGCAACAACCCCTCGCTCATTTGTTGTTCTCCAGGTAGTAGTTCAGGTCTTCCGGCGTTCCAATTCCCCACATTTTAGGGACTTCTTTAATTCGAATCTTTTTTCCATCCCCAATAGCTTCATTGAATACTGGACAAACATAAAACTCGTTGTTGGTTCGGATGTCTTTTTGAATCATTTGATTCGCATATTTAACATAATCAGAGCCATGCTTCCAGTAATAAATTCCGACAGTTGCATTATCTGAAATTGGGTTCTTTTCTGCAACCTCATCCACAAGGCCATCGTCACCAAGTTTTGCGTAAGACCACTTTGGGTGAGTTGCCTTAAATGTAAGTATTCCACCGTCGATACCCTCAGCCCCAAATGCGTAAAGACACTCGTTGCTATTCCAATCGACTATCTGGTCAGAGTTGGCCATTAGTAATGGTTCTTCGTTGTCTATCAATCCAGATGCTAATAATGTCGTGCAAGCAGCGCCATCCGTCATCCCATCAACCAGGACAATGTCGCACCCTGGTTTGATGAGTCCTAAAACCTGTTTTAAGTTGTATTTTTCGTAGTGCTCTTTTTGTACAAGGAAAATAAAGTGCGCATCTATGTTTAGGTTCTCGACAACTACCTGAATCATTGGTTTCCCATTAACTTCAATTAGAGGTTTTGGAAACGTATATCCAGCTTGCGCGAAGCGTGAGCCGGCTCCCGCCATCGGTATCAAGACATTCATTTTTTCATTCCTCCACGCAACAGGCTTTTTGCCCCTATTTTCTATTTCCTCAACAAAACGGATTAAACGTTCCTTGTTAAGGTCGGCAGCATTCTTTATTGCATGAAGGTTTGCGCCAGAGCTAAGCGCACCCTCCCTGCCAATATGGGAATCCTCAATAATTATAGTATTAGCAGGACCTGCATCAAGGGAGACCATACATTGCCAGTACATCTCTGGGTGTGGTTTGTGGTTTCTTACGTCCTCGTTGCTCATTATGTAGCTGACGTATTTGAGGACACCAATTGCATCTAGCGCGGTTATGACCGTATCTCGTATGGCGTTCGAGGCAACAGCAATGCGCCAGCCCTTTTCCTTGAGGGTCTGCATTATGTCAATTGCTACGTAATTCTTGGGGAAATCTGAGAGTATTTTTAGAGTTGCTTTTTGCTTGTCTTCCCAGATTTGCTGATGCTTCGATTCTGGAAGACCTTTTTCTTCAGTCAACATCTTCAACTTTGTTGTTGTCCCAAGACCGTCATATTTTGATAGGTGTTCCTCTTGCGAAATTACGTATTTAACATCAACCCTACTTAAGGCAATATTCAGTGAATCGTAATGAACGTCGCGTGATTCAATCAAAACACCGTCAAGGTCAAAGATGACGAGAAAGTTATTTTTCATTTGGATTTGGTCCTGCATGCCTATGCCACTTATTGTGACGAACAACGCTTTTTCCGTTGCATTTCATTACGTACTTACTGCGAACACGCATGGACCATTCGACGTCTTCTGCCTCATTCCATCCACGTGATTCGTCAAGCGGTTCTTCAAGCATCACATGCTTTTTAACAATAAAGAAGCCACCAGATATATACATGTATTGAGTTTGCGTCCAGTCGTTGTAGTCAAGCGACCATGCGCGACCGTGTCCTGGTTTGTCCCAGAGCGACCAATCCATTGGATTTCTGTCGCCATTTATTAGGTGCTGTGGGCAAGAGCAAATTTCCCAGTCTGTACCAAAGTTCTTGAACTCCTCATACCATCTCGCGTCAAACACGTGATAGTCGTGCATCAGTACAATATTTTCATACTTTGCATTTTGAACAAGAATATTTTTTTTGCGAGTAATCCATCGCGGTTTGACTGATTCGTCAAAATTAATCTTGACAATATCTCCACCATCTATTCCGGTTGAGTCGCCGCCGCCAACAAGCAAGATTTCGTACTCTGGTACTCCAAGGGTTCGGATGCTGTCGAGTATCTCGTTGAGTCTGTTCTTATCTTCGTATACGGTTATTACACCAAATGTCCAGGCGATATCCTGCATGGAAACACCTAGATTTTTTCTAGGATGACGCGCATTGTTGCATCCCAATCTTCGCCGCGCTTGTTCATCGTGAAATTTTGCAGCATTTCAAGATTGTGGCCAACCTCGTCTCTTCTGATATGGGTTCGACGTAATTCGTCTAAATGGTGAACCCAGTCGTCCGGAGTATACGCAACACGGCCAATTCCTTGGTCGGCAAGAATTTTGTACTCTGGAGAGTATGAGGAAATAAAAGGAACACCAGCAGCAGCATATTCAAGGCCTTTGATGAAAGATTTTGCATGGTTGAATGGAATGTTGTTTAGAGGCACCATGCCAATGTCTATCGGTTGAAATAGTCCTGGATACGACAAAATTGGAGCCAATGGGAGGGTTCTTGTTATGTTGTCGGGTATACCGAGTTGGCGGTTTGCTGATGGAGCTCCATTTGTTGTATGCCCAGAGTGATGAAAACCTATTCTTCTATCAACCAAGTATTTACCAAGAAATGATGAGAGCGTCTCTAGGTCACCAGAGCGCCATGGGGTAGCCCCAACCCACCCGAGTCTTAAGCGATGATTCGTTCTTGGTGTGCGTGGTTTCCATCTTTCTATGTCTATTCCATTCCTGACCATGAAAACATTTTCTCTTTTTGCTGCATAATAGTCAAACAGGAATGGAGTTGAAGTGATTACAGCGTCTGCCTGCATTATTATCTGCGCGTAAATATCTCTATTGTTATCGGGATTAGTCGTTGGGTCTGTGGCTTTGTATGCTTGATTTGTTGTGGCGAGTCCGTCAAACCAGTCATCGACGTCAACTACTATTTTCTGTCCCATTTTTTGCGCAAGGGGCATCGCTTCAAGCACTTCGCGTTGCATTAGAAGTTTGAAAACAATAATATCCCAACCATGGATAGCTTTGTCTCCAGGGACAACCATCCCAAACCCGCGTTGTGGGTTGAAGCCCGGAAAACCAACAGTGGCAAACCATCCATGTTTGTTCAGTTGGTCTGCGGGGAGCTTGCATCTGTACCAAGCACAACCATTGGGTTGCAGTGGGTCAGTACCCCAGGCCCAGTCTGATGTTAGGTAGCCAATTGTCGGCTTGCGTTTCTTTGGGGCCATTCGATAGACAATAGCATGTACCGCAAGGATTGTAGGACTAAATCATGTGTGGTAAATTAGATACACCTAAACAAATTGGAGAAAACATATGGGAACTTCCTTTATCAAAGACATTGCGGAAAGAGCAGCTAGAACATTCGTTCAGGCTTACCTTGGGGCATGGATTGCAACTGGAGCAGATTCTGACGGTCTCCTAAATCAGGACAACCTCAAAATCGGAGTTACGGCAGTTGCGCTTTCAATAGCCATGTCGATGGGTCTCAAAAAGGTCGGCCCAAACAAGGATTCAGCTTCGGCTATTTAGTGATATCTGCTCGTAGCAGACTGTTTCCTAATCTACAATCGTTATGGTTTCTGATTAGGAGAGCGCGCCCATGATTGCTGGTATCTACAACATAACCTGTGAGCAGGGTTCGTCGTTTTCGCGCATCCTGGAAATAGAGCAGCCAGACCTCGCAACCGACCCAACTGGTCAGACATACGAAGAATTTGACTTAACTGGTTACACCGCGAGAATGCAGGTACGAAGAACCATCGAGTCAGCATCTGCAATAGTCACCTTGACCACAGAGAACCTAGGGTTGGAAATAAATCCGGTTGGCGGCACTACAAATTTAATAGCGATGTCGATGTCTGCGTCGGTTACGGCATCTATAAATAGTAGTGGTGTCTATGACCTTGAAATCATTGACAACGGTGGCTTTGTGTCAAAGGTTATAAAAGGAGCATTTACGCTCATCCCAGAGGTTACTAGATGAGCAATGTCCCAAATCAGGTAAATATTCGCGAGGATACCCCAAATCAGGTAATCGTAAATCAAGATGCACAAAATCAGGTTGTTGTCAGGTTTGCTGGAGCCGGCTCCTCAAACACTAGACGCCATATTCACGAACAGGGGAGTGCTTCAACGACATGGGTAATAACCCATACGCTCGGAGGAAAGCCACAGGTAACCATTGTGGATTCTGCAGATACCCATGTATTTGGTGAGGTACAATACAATAGTAATACTCAGATTACGGTCATGTTTTCTTCGGCATTTTCTGGAAAAGCATATCTCACATAAGGTGGAGCAAAAATGGCGCAAAAATTTCTAACCAACATTGACCTCAATCGCAATCAGCTCATTAATTCTAGCTTTGAGGTGCTTGCAAGCGACCCATCGACAAACCTATTTGATGGACGGATGTACTTCAATAGCGCCGATGGTGTTATCAAGATTTATGACTTAACCGCTGCCGCATGGCGAAAGGTCGTTGCCGGGGTTGGCGAGGCCGCCGGTGTAATTGCGGGCGGTTCACACGCCACAGCACTCACCATTGTTGAGTCCAATGGACAAATCACGATTACTCCAAACCTTGCAACATCTGCAAGCGCTGGTTTGTTGTCCGCTTCAGACTTTTCGAAGCTGGCTGATGCCGCATCTGAAGCAACCGCAAACAAGCTTGTCATAAGAGATGGAAGCGGTCAAGCAAAGTTTGGTACACCAACTGACGATGCACATGCTGCTACCAAGGCTTATGTAGATGCTGCCCGCTCGGGCCTAGACGTCAAGCAGTCAGTTCGCGCTGCAACTACTACTGCTGTACTTCTTGCTTCTGGTCTAGAGAACGGCGACACGCTTGATGGCGTAACTCTTGCTACTGGGGACCGTGTTCTCGTAAAGAACCAGAGCACCCAGTCTGAAAACGGTATCTACGTTGTTCAGGCAACTGGCGCTGCGGTTCGTGCAACTGATTTTGATGGAACCGGCGAAGTGTCCGGTGGAGCGTTTACTTTTGTTGAAGAAGGTACCGCAAATGCAGACTCTGGCTGGGTTGTAACAAGCAACGGAGCCATCACTGTAGGCACAGATGCAATCGAATGGGTCCAGTTCTCTGGTGCTGGCCAAATCACTGCTGGTGACGGTCTCACAAAAACTGGAAATACGATTAATGCTGTTGGAACAGCGGGTCGTATATCTGTTTCTTCGGATGCCATTGACATCGATTCTACGTACATTGGTCAAAACACCATCACAACCCTTGGAACAATCACTACTGGTGTTTGGAACGGTACAGATGTTGCTGTCGCAGACGGTGGTACTGGTGCGTCAGATGCAGCAAGTGCTCGCACAAACCTTGGTATTAAAACGTCTGCAGGAACTGCGAATACTACTACTCCAGCTCTTGCTCGCATCGCAAGCAAAGGCTGTGCAGCTAGCGCTGGTGGAACCTCCACAACCCAGGTTGACCACATGTTCAACTCAACGAACGTTATTGTTCAGATTTTTGAAGTATCAGGTGGTGCTACGGTAATTGGTGACGTTGCTCGCACGAACGCCGACACGGTAACAGTTACTCTTCTTGGAACAATTACAGCAGGTGACTACACTATCGTAGTAACGGGTTAAGTTTTAAAAACAAATTAGTCCTGAGGGGCTAATCGAACAAAACGGAAGCGATTGAGGTCGTGGCTCAAAAATTTATAACCCCAATTGCCATTAAGCAGCTGTCATCCGCTGGCTCTGATGGGTTGACAATTTTTGTAGACCAGGAAACTTTCGCAAGACTTCAAATACAGGGTGGCGGTCGTCTCGTCTGGGGCGACGGAACTGGTGGTGGAGATGTAAACCTCTACCGAGACGAAGCAAATGTTCTCAAGACTGACGACACATTTAAAGTCCCCGTACTTTTCATTGACGGGATAGAAGTCGATACAACTGGTGCGACAAGCGACCAAGTACTCAAATACAACGGAACCAAGTTTGTTCCAGGAACAGCATCCACTGTTGCATCTCTTGATGACCTGACAGATGTGACAATAACAAGCGTTGCGACCAATCAAGTGTTGCAATGGAACGGAACTGCATGGGTTAACGCCAGCGCAGCTGGTGGAGCAACAATCTCTGAAACTGCTCCAGGTTCCCCTGCTGTTGGCCAGATTTGGTTTGAGTCCGATACCGCACAAACATTTGTTTACTACGATTCGCAGTGGATTGAAATTGGTGGTTCTGGTCCGCAAGGTATTCAGGGTCCGACTGGTGCCACAGGTCCAACTGGCTCTACAGGTCCAACTGGTGCTGGAGTTACGGGAGTTACGGGTGTAACAGGAGTAACAGGAGTAACCGGAGTTGATGGGCCTACGGGTCCAACTGGTGCTGGAGTTACTGGAGTAACAGGCGTTACAGGCGTAACAGGAGTAACCGGAGTTGATGGGCCTACGGGTCCAACTGGTGCTGGAGTTACTGGAGTTACGGGCGTCACTGGAGTTACGGGTGTAAATGGCGTAACTGGTGCAACTGGGGTTACCGGAGTTACGGGGGCAACTGGAGTTACGGGTGTTACGGGAGTTACTGGCGCCGAAGGAGTTACTGGTGCAACGGGAGCAACAGGCCCCACTGGAGCAACAGGTGTTACAGGACCGCGTGGACAATCTTCTTCATACTTTGATTACAAAGCAAAAACTGATTCAACAAGCGGCGACCCAGGCAGCACCTATCTGCTTTGGAACAATGCTACACAAACAAGTGCAACACAAATCAATGTGGACGACATTGATAAAGACGGACTTGATATACACATATTTTTAAACAATGTCCAGCCTGGCGACGAATTGTTTATCCAAGATGCGAATGACTCCACCAACTATCAAGAATGGTCGGTCACTAGCGTCACCGACCAAACGACACATGTTGAATACGGCGTTACATTGGTTACTTCTAGCGGAACGGGCACCACAAACTTTAGTAACAACCATGAAGTATTGCTCATCATTCGTGACATTGGTGAGGTTGGTGCTACTGGTCCTGTGGGCGCTTCTGGCGCAACTGGCCCTACTGGTGCAACTGGACCAACTGGAGTTACTGGGGTTACTGGAGTTACGGGTCCGACTGGCGCTGGAGTTACAGGCGTAACAGGAGTTACAGGAGTTACTGGTGATACTGGGCCGACTGGTGTTACGGGTCCTACTGGAGCTGGAGTCACAGGCGTAACGGGCGTTACGGGAGCAACAGGACCAACTGGTCCAAGTGGTTCAAATGGTTACGTTGGTACCGACGGCGTTACTGGTGCAACTGGTGCAACTGGCCCCACTGGAGCCAGTGGTCCTACTAATGTTCGAGCAGACGATACAGAAATTATTCTACTTATGGAGGTCTTCTAATGGCTATTACCCCAACTCGATTAGGTCCTGTTGCTGTCTCGGCAGTAGCGACATACACAACCCCCGCCAACACCTATACCCCAGCTGGTACTGGAACGCAAGGAGTCGGAGTGGTCAAGCAGGTTATTTTTTGCAACACCGCTTCTAGTTCAGGCACGATTACATTGGGAATTGGTTCATCCGATACTGCTGCTAACCGTATTCTTTCAGCAACAACAATTAACGCCAATGAAACGATTACGTACAATACAAACTTAAAACTTACGACAAGCGAGAAATTGTATTTCTTTGCAAGTGCGACAACAGTTTCGGTAACTGTCACTGCTTACGAGGTGTAGTTATGGCCGGTATTGCTAAATATCCTGTGTTGAATCCATTTGGAGCATTTATAGATGCTCCCGATAGTGTTTACGGTAGCGGTGCCGACGGTTCGTATACCCTTGACGGAACAACAACCGTCCTATCCATGGCACCATCATCTTCTGTCTATACAATGACACGGGATTTGTATTTCTACGACCTAACGATTGATGCTTCGGTCCGTTTGAATCCTGCTGGATATCGGATTTTTGTAAAAAACATTTTGACTCTTAGCAATGCTTCAACAATCGGTTTTACGACAGGCTTTGCAACCGCCGGCTCTATTCAGCAAGGCGGAGCAACATCCGTGGGTGTCGGAACCTCGGTTACCAACAGTCTTGGCGGAAGCGCGGCTAGCACTTACACTGCCACTGCCCCTACTGCATCCCAGGGCGGAACACAGTATTGGTCTCAACCACGCCAGGCTGTATTGGGTTATTCGGTAACTGCTACCAGCGGAATAACATTTCTGCGTGGTGGGGCAGGTGGGTCTAGCGAGGCTGGCGGCGGTGTGGTCATTCTTGCTGCCCGTTACATGTCCTGTACTGCCACGACCACAAATGCTAAAATTGCGGCACCAGCAACATCGCCAGGAGGAGGAGGAGTGGTCATAGTGGTTTCTTCAGCATCTGCTATTCCGGCCAATGTTTCTACTGATGTTACTGGTGCTAATTCAGGCACTTCGATTTACATGCAGTTGGTTTAATCATGAGTGGAATTATTAGGACTAGACCTGGGTCAGAGGTCAAAGAATATATACAGAAGATTGGTAACGATACTGTTTATGGCAACGGCAGCGATGGGACAGTTGTTATCTCCAACACTGGGACACCGACGGTCATTACGCGAGATATGTATTACGACTCTTTGACCGTCAATTCCAGTTGCACCTTGATTACTAACGGTTTTCGTGTATTTGTTAAAGGAACCCTTACAAACAACGGAACAATAGGTGCGACCGTAGGTTACACGACTGCCATATCTGATGGCACTGTTGCTGGTCAATCCTCGACAGTAGAAACATACAGCCTTAGTCAAGTATCAACAAACCCTGTTGCTTTATCGTTATTAAACGAACTTGAGTCTGCAATCACTGGGTACTACGTAGATAACGCAGCAACTGTTCGTCAGTTCCGTGGTGGAGATATTGGCGCCGCAGGCACTGGTGCTGGTGCGGGTGGTACTGGTGGTGCTGGAGCTGACGGAAATATCGGAACTGGCGCAACTAATGGCACGGCAGGTGCGGCTGGTTTTGGTGCCACCGCAGGCACTAACGGAACTGGCGCAACTGCGGGCGCGGCGGGAACTGGGCTTCCGGCTAATAGCCACTACGCTCATGCTGGTTCCAATATACATTATCATTTTCATTCTCCCACCAGTAGCGCCGCTGCTGGAAACACAGGGAACAACGGAGCTGGAAACCCAGGTACTAACGGCGCAGCAGGTAATCACGGAAACCCTGGGACCAATGGCCCTAAAGGTTTAGCAGGAAACCCAGGTAATGCTGGGAATGCTGGTTCCAATGGAGTTGGAGGGGTGGGCGGGCCAATCGTTCTGATTGTCGCTAAAACCATTTCTGGTGCAGGAACAATTATCAGCGTTGGACAATCCGGCACATCTGGGGTGGCAGGAAATGCTGGAAATATCGGAACTGGAGCAACATCTGGAAACG